CGTGGGGAACGTGGCCCAGGCCAACGTCGCCCTCGTGGTCAGTCAGCCCTTCCAGCCCAACATCACACAGGTCGGCACCTTAACAGGTCTCTACGTCTCGGGGAACGTGACCGCCTCGTTCTTTAGCGGCCAAGGCAACGCGCTCACGAACGTCCAGAGTTCCGTGCTCGTGGGGAACGTGGCGTCGGCCAACACGGCACTGGTCGTCACGCAGCCCCTCCAACCCAACATCACGCAGGTCGGAACCCTCACGGGGCTCTTTGTGAGCGGAAACGTCACAGCCTCCTTCTTCTCGGGCGAGGGCAACGGGCTCACGAACGTCTTGAGTTCCGTGCTCGTGGGCAATGTGGCCAGCGCCAACACGGCCCTGGTCGTCACACAGCCGGCCCAGCCCAACGTGACGTCCCTAGGGACCCTGACCGGGCTCTCTGTTCAAGGGCTCCTCAGCGCCTCGAACGGCTCTGGCATCGCCAACTTGACCGCAGCGGCCATCACCGGGAACGTCGCACAGGCGAACATTGCGCTCGTGGTTTCACAGGCGGCCCAACCCAACGTGACATCCTTGGGCACTTTGACCGGGCTCACGGTCCAAGGGCTCCTCAGCGCCTCGAACGGCTCTGGGATCGCCAACTTGACCGCAGCTTCCATCACCGGAAACGTCGCACAGGCGAACGTGGCGCTCGTGGTTTCTCAGGCGGCCCAGCCCAACGTGACGTCTTTAGGGACTCTCACGGGGCTAACTGTGAACGGCCTCCTGAGCGCCTCGAACGGCTCTGGGATCGCAAACCTCACGGCCGCAGCCATTACAGGGAACGTCGCACAGGCGAACGTGGCGCTCGTGGTTTCACAGCCGGCTCAGCCCAATGTGACGTCTTTAGGGACTCTCACGGGGCTAACTGTGAACGGCCTCCTGAGCGCAAGCAACGGCTCCGGGATCGCGAACCTGACTGCAGCGTCCATCACAGGAAACGTCGCACAAGCGAACGTGGCGCTTGTGGTTTCGCAGCCCTACCAGCCCAACATCACATCCGTAGATGACCTCACTGTGAACAACAACTTATCAGTCACGGGGAACATAGTACCCGTGACGCTCGGCAACACGTACGTCACTGGAAACCTCATCGTCTCGGGGAACGTCTTTTCCTCTCTCGGGACTCCCCTTGGGTTTGGCGGGTCTCTCTATTTCTCGCTCGGGGGGACGTACGCACCTCCCACGTATACGGGAATCCTCTACGGAACGACCCTCGCCCCGAGTCTTTCGCCTTTTAGCGTTCAGGGGTCGAGCTCGGCCGTCACGCGCACGGTGGGTGGGTACCTACAGTTTTCACGTACGGGCGTGTACAACTTGCGCGGCGTCTTTTGTACGACGGGTGACAATATCACGGGCGTCGCCATAGGTTCGAACGTCGCGGAGGTTCACGGGACCGATCAGACGTACGTGTATCGCCACGTTCCTTTCGTGTCCCAGAACCCCACGGCCGTGTTTGACATTGATTTTTACGTAGGGTCCATATCCGCCTACTATTACGTGGACCTCTTTGCGGTTGACGCACCGACTTTACAACCGACCTCAAACACTCTGGGTGGCACGTGGTTCACGGTCGGGCCCTCGAGCGGGCTCGGTGGCTCTGGCGGTTCAGTGACGATGACAACCTTGGGAAATTGCGTTTTCAACGCGAGCCCGGGCGCTTCAGATTACTATGTGGGAGTCTCGAACGGGACGCCGATCACCCTACCACTCGGTGCGTCCCTGAGCGCGGGCAAGCAATACATAATAAAGGATGAGTCGGGTCTGGCCGGTACATTCGTCGGGTACAGGGTCACGGTGGCGGCCTCGGGCCCGGACCTCATAGACGGGCAGGCCTCTTTCGTCGTGGCTTTGAACTACGGCGCCGTAAATGTCATATGGACGGGCACGGCATGGAGGATTTTTTAGTCTACGAACTTACTAAGGATGGTCTACCTCTTCAATTCTGACGTGACCCTCAAATCCACACCCCAACTCGACGCCTTTGGACGTCTGCGTGTCAGCAATCCATTCACGCTCTTTGATTCCCAGCAGCGTTTTGGACTGGATGTGTCGTTCCGATCAAACGTCGCCTCGGGGTCAGTGACCTTCGTACCGACTCAAAGTTCGGCAAATTTGACGGTGACTAATACGACTGGCTCATTTGCGGCGCGCGAGTCTGCGTATACGTTCAGATATCAGCCCGGCAAGTCTCTTTTGGCGATGATGACGTTCACGATGGCGCCAGCCTCTCCAGGCAACACCCGTCAGCGCGTAGGGTACTTCGGGGCGGACAACGGGTTTTACGTCGAGTTGGCGAACGGACCCGAGCTCGTCCAACGCTCCAACGTCACCGGAACCGTTACGCTTTCAAACGTCGCGCAGGTCAACTGGAACGGTGACCGTCTGGACGGGAACGGCCCATCCGGTCTGACGCTGGACATCACAAAGTCTCAGATTCTCTGGGTCGACATGGAGTGGCTCGGCGTCGGCTCGGTCCGCATGGGTTTCGTCATCAACGGTCTTTTCATCCTGTGCCATACGTTCCATCACGCAAATCTGATTAAAACAGCTTACATAACAACCGCATGTCTCCCTGTCCGGTACGAGATTCAGACTCTGAACGGCGCTGCACCTGCAACCTCGAACCTGACGCAGATTTGCTCGACCGTCATGTCAGAGGGTGGGGCGACCACACCCCTCACGCTGTACTCCAATCTGGCCACCTTCAGTGCGACCGTGGGCGCTGCGACGTGGGTGCCGGTCATATCAGTCCAGTTGGCATCGGGTCGGCTCGATTCGATTTGCGCCGTGAAACAGGTCGAGGTGGTGATCACGTCTACGGGTGACACCGTTCAATGGGCTCTGTGGAGCAACGTCACAGCGGCGAATCTGACGGGTGAGAACTTCTTGGCGGCACCGCCAAGCACGAGCATGCTCGTCGACAAGTCGGCGACAGCTTTTTCAGCCACGACGTGTCGACAGATTGCGTCGGGTCTGGCGACACAGGGTTCGGCCAGCTCTTCGAGCGTCACTGTCTTCGAGCTCGGTCAGTACTTTTCACAGATTGGCCGGGATTCGTTCACGCAGACGAGTGATATATTCACCCTGGCCTTTTTCAACAATACGAATCAGGGAACCGTCGACGCTCAGGTTCTGTTGAGTTGGCAAGAACTTTTATAGTTTCTAAAATTAATTGATGTCGACCCCAGAAAACAAAGCCTTCATTCTCGCGTTGCTCGATCAGGAGAATCAGAACCTCGAGGACATCCGCCTCGGGCTCCTCGCGACCCTCAACGAGTACCGTGGATTTCCAAACATTAAAAAACTTTTTGAAGATGCTATTCAGGGAGTTAAAATATGATTGGACGTCCATGAACTGGGTGAATTGCCCGTGAAACTCACCCCTCTAATAACTTCTCAGAGTTTATTAGATGGGATACTCCAACATAGCTGGGGCCCTCAACGTGTTCACGAGCACGTCGACGGATTCCCTCGTGGTCAGGGGCGACACGTCCCTCTTGGGAAACCTCTTCGCCCCGACCGGTTTCCACAATTTCGGGAACGTCACGGCCGCTAATCTGACCGTCACCGGCAATTTCACAATCACGGCGACCAACACGCAGGTCACGAACGCCCTGAGCATCAACAACTCCGGTACATCGACGGCTCTCAAAGTCACGCAATACGAAGGTGGAGGACCCGGTCACGTTCACAACGTCGCCGAGTTTTGGGATTTTACGACTCTGGCCATGGTCATAGATCCCGAGGGAAACGTCGCAATTCACGCCACGAGTAGCCCCGGGTACGCCCTGACCGTCAGTCAGGGGGCTCTCATCGATACGGTCACGTCCCAGCTCTTCACGGGAAACGGGTCTGGGTTGTCTAACCTCACCACCTCGAGCCTCGTTGGCGCCCTCGCCCCGTACCAACTCCAGGCCGCTCAGACCAACATCACACAGGTGGGGACGCTCACGGGGCTCTACGTCACGGGGAACGTCACTGCCTCGTTCTTTAGCGGGGGTGGGAATGCGCTGACCAACGTCCAGAGTTCCGTGCTTGTGGGGAATGTGGCATCGGCCAACACGGCACTGGTCGTCACGCAACCCTTCCAGCCGAACGTCACACAGGTGGGCACTTTGACCGGTCTCTTCGTGTCTGGGAACGTCACGGCCCCTTTCTTCCTAGGCGGTGGAAACGCCCTGAGCAACGTGCAAAGCGCGGCCCTCGTAGGTAACGTCGCCAACGCCAACGTCGCCCTCGTCGTCTCTCAGCCCCTCCAACCCAACATCACACAGGTGGGCACGCTCACAGGGCTCTACGTCACGGGGAACGTCTCGGCCTCATTCTTTAGCGGGGGCGGGAACGGGCTCACGAACGTCCAGAGTTCCGTGCTCGTGGGTAATGTGGCGTCGGCCAACGTGGCGCTCGTGGTCAGTCAGCCCTTCCAACCGAACGTCACGCAGGTTGGGACGCTCGTGGGGCTCTTTGCGTCCGGGAACGTCACCGCCTCGTTCTTTAGCGGCGAGGGCAACGGACTCACGAACGTCCAGAGTTCCGTGCTCGTGGGGAACGTGGCGTCGGCCAACACAGCCCTGGTCGTCTCGCAGCCCCTCCAACCCAACATCACACAGGTGGGGACGCTCACGGGCCTTTACGCCACGGGAAACATCGCCGCCCCTTTTTTCATCGGAGGTGGAAACGCCCTGAGCAACATTCAGAGTGCGGCCCTTGTGGGGAACGTCGCGGCTGCGAACGTCGCACTCGTCGTGAGTCAGCCCCTCCAGCCCAACATCACACAGGTGGGCACACTCACGGGGCTCTTTGTGAGCGGGAACGTCTCGGCGTCTTTCTTCGCGGGCCAGGGTAACGCGCTCACGAATGTGTTGAGCTCCGTACTAGTAGGGAATGTGGCGTCGGCCAACACGGCACTGGTCGTCACGCAACCCTTCCAGCCGAACGTCACACAGGTGGGCACTTTGACCGGGCTCTTTGTGAGCGGGAACGTCACAGCCTCGTTCTTTAGCGGGGGAGGGAACGCGCTCACGAACGTCCAGAGTTCCGTCCTCGTGGGTAACGTGGCGGCCGCGAACGTGGCCCTCGTCGTCTCTCAGCCCCTCCAGCCCAACATCACACAGGTCGGCACCTTGACCGGTCTCTACGCCACGGGGAACGTCTCGGCTCCGTTCTTCATAGGGGGCGGGAATACCCTCAGCAACCTCAACGCGAGCAACGTCACGTTTGGGGCCTTGGCCCCGGCGCAGCTCCAGGCGACTCAAGGAAATATCACGAGCGTAGGGACCCTGACCTCCCTGACCGTCTCGGGCACCTCGAACCTTCAGACTCTCAACGTCGCTAGCGTTGCGACTGCGGGCGTCATCCCCGTCTCCTCAGGCCTCTTCATGAATCTCAACGCCACGTACACCCTGAATTCCACGGGCAACTGGACGGGCAATATC